GAAGAAAAGTATAACCTTATAAAGGAGAAAATTATGCCTAAGAAAAAGAAAAAAGCTAAGAAGAAAAAGAAAAAAGCTAAAGCTAAAAAGAAAAAGAAAAGATAATTAAGATGTGGAATCCGGATCACCTTTTCGTTGTGGCGATGGTAATATTTTTTGTTGGGGCGTTTTACGTTCTGAGTCTGATTCCGCATTAGATTTATTTAAATACTCTTTGGCTTTCGCCATTCTCTCGTTCCTCTCTCTGATTTTTTTCATCTTTTCAAAGAGTTGAGCGAGATTCATGTCGTCAATGTTACCGTGTCTTACAATTTTTTGATCAATATAGAATCCACCAACTTTACCTCTAGCTATTTCAGTTGTAGCTGCCGCGGCTAGATTCCTACTATCTTTTTTACCCATATCCCTAATTTTTCCAAGCTCTTCTAAATGAGCTTCATAACTTATGCCATATTTTTGCCTAACTTCGTCTTGCAGATTACTAATATACGCGCATACAAGTGGGTATTTATTTGGATTGGTTAATTCAGATGCTGTAACTGAGCATCGATTGGAAGTGTCTGTGTATCCAGCACGTCTTGCGGCTTCTGTTTTGGTGATGGGATTTCCATCCACTCCATAGACCAAGAGATTAGCAAATTTCATTTGCTGAGGCGTGAGTTGTTTATCTGGTCCTGGATTTTGTTTGATATCCATAATATTTGACAATATACAACACTTAATTTATAAGCGCAACAGAATGGCAATTACAGGAAAGATTCTAAATCACACTCTGAAAAAGTTCATGAAGGCTGAAGTTGCTCAGAACGCGAGAGTCCAAGTGGAATTACCAAACGGTGAGATGTATGATATGACAGATATCTTACTGCTGCAGAATCAAATCTTGGGCGATAACGAGACCCATAGATTAGTTTTTCGGTGTAAGAAATCTCCATATAATATTGGAAAAATCATCGGTAAATTATAACTCTAGGTTACGGCGGTTAGACCACCTATGACAGAGAGACAACTTTGGAAAAAATTAAAAAATGAGTCTAAGAGAATTACGTGGACAAGGCTGGAAAATTGGGCTTTATTCGGCACTCCTGATCTTTTGGGGTACGCTCCTAGCTTTGTGAGGTTCTCTCCTCACCAAATATCTTTTCATATTAAGCATAAAAAGAATACCTATATCCTTGTTGCTTGTGCCCTGGACAAGCTTGTTCGCTTGTACCCCGGTTCTAGGATCTTGGAGCTTGTGGATTCTGGGATCTCGCTTGAGCCCTTAGCTTGTGGCTTGTCTTCCTGCGTAACTTTGCTTGAGGGCTTGTAGACTTCCTGACTGGATAGCCGTTGTCCCTGCACCATTGATCGTGGATCTTGTTAATGGATTCGGTACTGAACTTCATAGATATCTTTATTCCAACACGCGCGACAGCTGCCGCAGTTGTTGCCCTGCTCAGGGGCCGGGCAGATGTGCCCTTCCCGCGGCTTCGTCACGACTGTGGACCAGTGCGACCACGCCTGACCAGGTACGGTGTCATTTTTTGCATTACTCAGTCTAATAATTAAATTGGGCGGTATTATGTCCGGATCCAGGAATTGCAAGAGCTTGCGCTCTTGAGTCGGGAGCCAGTGACTGGTCTCCGGTGTAAGCTTGCAGACTTCAAAAATTTTTTTAAGGTGCTCGGGCCCTTGCAGGTCTCCTGAGTCGTGCCATCTAAAATGTTTTTTTCCTTTAATGAGCACAGTCATGGCCTTCACCCAGTCCGGATGTGTTAACGAGTCCAGGCGCCTGCTCAAGGCAGCTTGAACATTTGGAAAATTATACCGGCCCTTGAAGGCATAGCAGCCATAGCACGGCGTGCCGGGGATCTCCCTGAGCTTCGCGCCAGTCTGGCATGCAGTGGCCGGCAGGTTATATGAGCCCTCAGGCATCTTGCCTGGTGCGCTCAGTCCTCCGGTGATTTTGGTTGCTTCTTTCTTTTTCATAATCCTAGTTTATCCCAGAGCTTGTAGACTGTCAAGCTTGCTGCTTGAACCCTGATTCTTTATGGGCGGGCCCACCCCTCCGGAGCTTGAAGACTCAGCTTGTGGCTTCCGTATAAATGTTTTTTGTTTATTTCTTTTTGAAGCGCTTGGACGCTCAGGTCCAATTGGTCCCGGATCCAGGCAGGATTGATGGGGATGTCCCCATCAATCCGGTATCTTATTTTAAATTCCATTTCCATTAGTCTAAGACCACCATATACTGTTTGGGAAAGTACTTACGGAACCAGTCGAGCCCGGCTCTTACAATCTCATAAGCCTCAAATTGCTCAGCTCCAATAATGGTATCATAAACAGACGCCGCGTATCCTGGCATCTTAGTTTTTTCACCAGTGAATCGATTCGCGATTTCTACTTCCTTCTCTGTGTATACAGAGCAGTCAAATGGCATTGTAACCTTCTGGCCGTGCCATTCTATTTTTTTCTTTTTTGGTTTTTCATATTTAATCATAGATCCCACTATATCCCAGAGCCCGGGGCCTGTCAACTATTAAATTTTTTTCTTGTACTTTAATGGGCGGGCCCACCCGCTTGAGGCTTGAGACCTTGTTCATATTTTTTATTTTTTTTCTACTTTAGAATCATTCTAAAGTGGTCAAACGACTTCATATGAATTTAATAAAGCCGCGTGTCGCTTGACCCCAGATCCATGCATAGCCCGGATACGACATAGCGCCCTAGGTTCATGGATCTGGGCTCAAGTTTGGTCTAGTAGCCCTGTTCCGCCGTTATCTAGTATCGGTACGCGGGGACGCCTAGAATTAAAGTCATCCGCGAAAAGTTAGGCACGCTGACTACTTGACCCCGGATCCTCTTCCCACCCCGCTCGCTAGTGGCTTTGGGCAGTAATAAGATCCGGGCTCAAGGGCGCTCTTCATAAATTCAATAAATTGATTTATCACCGAGCGCCTGTTGGCTTTTGCTTATCATCAATCCATTACAGATATATCTTCAGCAAATTTTGTCATATTAATTTCTTTCTGTGACTTGCTCGTGCGTTTTTGTACTGCCACGAGCAAGTTCACTTTAATTGTTATTTAAGTTTTTATAAATAAATTAACAGAATATCTTATATAATACTTGACCACTGCTTGTCAATAGTTTATAAATGTTTTTTTAACAATTAACAGAAAGGTTATAAATGGCTAGATTAAGACTAAATTCCGAGTATCGTAATAAGATCGCAAATCGTATGCGAGTACACTTGGAACAAGAACAAACGCAAGAGAAAGAGAAATTCTTGCAAGCAAGAGAGGATATGAAACCTCTCCAAGACCAAACTTGGAAACTTGCGAAAGAAATAGTAAGCCGACATTATACCCCTGCGGATATAAAAATGGCTTATCATTTACAAAACAAGTTTGAAAATGTGGACACTATCGCAAAAGATAGTTGCTTTCATTTTGGCTATCAAGGACAGGTCGAGGATAGAGATGAAAATGACAAAGTAGTTATGAAAGATAAATATATTGAAAGTCATTTTGATTTTAAACTTGATGGAAATATCAATGGTAAAGAAAATGGAAAGCAAGATGATTTTGCTTATGCCATGTATCGTGATGAGTTGAAAGGTCGTGATGGTTGCAATCCAGATATTAATATCGAGCAGAAAGATAATTCATCAAATCCACATTGGACAAAGGTTAGTGACGCAAATTCCAAGTATCTTGGATTGAGTGGGGGTAGAGATAATCAAACTTCTTTCGCAAGAGAATGGAATAATGATTATGTCCTCGATTTAATTGGTCGAGAGTATTGTCGAGATAGATCAATCGCTTGTACTGAAAAAGAGTTTGCAATCTTGATGAGTTGGCAACAGGCTAAAGGTCAATTAATTATGGCTCATGAAAAATGGATTGAAAGCATTTTAAATCAAATGAAAGAAATTAAAATTGGTTTAAAAGGTTATAAATATTTAGACGAGGCGATTGAGTTATGTACTGAACTTGGCTTGTCAGTTAATGACGCAGAAATTATAAGAACTAATAGTACAGGGCTTGTAATTTACAATCCAAAAAATCTTGCAGATAGAATAAAAGGCATGAAGAATAGATCTATTTCAAGAGAGCAAAAAATTGCCTTACGCAAGGCATACAACAGGCAACAATCCACGCAATAAATCGTTTGACTTTAAACATGGGATATAGTATTATTATCCCATGTTTAACAATAATGGAGAAAGTAAAATGGATAAAACAATCCTAGTAGTTGAGGTCATTAAATATAATACAATGCCTACTAGCTACTCAATCAAAAAAACTGCGGATACTTTAGAGGAAGCAAGTAAATATCAAGTTTCACTTGAAACTCTAAATGACAATCCCAAAACAACGTATGAATTGTTTACTGTATTAGGACAGTTCAAAGTTGAAAGAATAGAGAAAGTAAAAGAGGTGGCTGATGAAATGCCTTTCTAAATCTATTTTCTATATTAAATACTTCGCCAAAAAACATGGCGAAGTAATTGAACGTAAAGCAACTCTTGATGATAATGGTTGCGGTGAGCATAAACATAAAAAATATGGTTATCCATATTTTAAATATGTTGATCTAGATATGACCGAGCAACTTGGTTATGATAAAGATGGAAATCCGCAATATCGTCACGCAAGTAAATCGTGGGAAATAAATGATGACAAAACAATTTAAACAAATAAAAGTTTTGCCAGACTACCTGCAGCCGAAAATACTTTCGGCTGTTGCGTATGTCCATGAAGTTGCGCCCAACATCTACAAAGCAGTTGAAAGAATAAATAAACTTCAAAAACATTTAAGCCCAAAAGAAATGATGTGGGTTATGAGTTTATTAACTTTCGATAAACTGTTGGACATTGTTAAGGACAGCCCAGAATTTGATAGCTATTCCAAAACAATGAAAGAAAGGACAGTAAACTAAATGCGTTATTGTCAAGGAACTAACTGTCATAAGTACAGAACGAAAGATCGTATTCGTGGCACGAAAGGAAGTAAGCATTATCAGACCAGAAGAAGAAGTCATTTTTATTATGGCAAAGGAAATTTCTGTTCTTTAAATTGTCAGAATGATTGGCTTAATCAAAACATAGAACAGGCTCTAAATCATTTTGGTAGAGTGACAGAAGCTAAAAGAACTGATTGTGATAAAGCATGGTATAAAGATTATAGTTGGCGCAATGATGACAATCATCAACATTACTTTGTTAATGATTTACTTGGTCAACGTATTCCAATTAGTGCTGAACAATATCGAGATAATACTTTCACTAAACCTAATTAAAGAATAACTTATCCCAATAAGTTAGACAGAACGAGGCGCTGAAATGCGCCTCGTTTTTTTTATGTGTCAAGTAAAATCTGCACAATATCCCATGTTATTTTTGCATGGCTCGCGCAAGTTGTAGCCATTCGGGGCGGGCCCACCCCCCACGTATCGGGCATCGGGGGCGGGCCCACCCCTAACCCATAGAGGTACCATGCAGAAAGCGCATACCTAGATTTTTGGGAGGGCCCACCCCCTTAAAACAAAAAAAAGGGGTCCCAGACTTACCCTTTATTGCTTAATTCAGACAGTCATGGTAATGGTTTTATAAACGGTTCTAATATGATCACTAATGAAGAATTTATTAAAAAAATAGATACTTATCCCCTAGATCAACAAAAGGAGT